GAACTACAAGATTTTGAAAGGTTGCTGCACCCACGCATGTGATCGCCAGCTCATTTCTTCCCTTTTTAAGAACCGGAAACTCTATATTCTCCATAAGCGGTAAGCCATTTCTTAATGTCTCCCCATTTTCGTCCACTACCTTTGCTGTAAGTAGTGAGGTATCCACTATAAGAGTCTCCCCCTCCTCCAATGCTCCACAAATATTTAATGTAGAACCATTGGTATTTATTTTAATGTAGGCACCCGAAGGAATCACACCGTTTAATTTATACACCGGATAAGACTCCTTGTTGCCAACCTTCCTTGTTATCACTTCATTGCCCTGTGCAGAAATCGTAAAAACCTCATCTTCAACAGCATATGCATATGGGTCAGGGCATAAAAACGATAATTCAAATGAACCGGCAGACCTCAAAATTCTCTCACAATCAACCTGGCCATTGATTCTAGCCTCAAAATAGCGGTCCGGTATTTCATCAAATATAAGCTGCTTTAATCCTTCTTCTGGATCTAGCCACGCTGCCACATCATCGAGTATTTCTACTAAATCTGCAAAGTTCTTCTGTGGGTATATGTTACAACTTACCCTTATAATGCGTGCTTTGCTGGTACAGCCATAATCGGCCACACCAGATTTTCCTGATATCGTCTGTGTATTATTCGCAATATCCGGTAGCACTTGCCAAGAGGTAAGTCGTGCTTTTATTTTCATTTCATTCGAGGATATCCCTCCAAAAATAAATCCCATTCTCTAACCTCCTATGCTGTAACAATTCGACCGCCAGCTGCTCTTGAGCCTGTTTGAATCAAATTGTATAATTCCTGCGACACCTTTCTGATGTCATCTTCACTTCTAACGATCATTTCCTGAATCGTTATCATACTTCCAAATCCTGCACCATTTACTCCAGCAGCACTTCCTGCAATCGAATTTACAGATGCATTCGTATCAAAGCTATACTCTGTTGGAATACTAGTTTGAATGTCATCTGATAAGCCATTCATAACATCAAGTATTCCTTCAGACATATTCGCTGCTGCATTTATAGCAGACGAACCATTATCATCAATGGAATTCGTCAAACCATCTACTAACATTTCACCAACCCAGGCCATTTCCCTTGATGGCGAATGAATACCAAATAAGCTCTTAATCTTACTCATAACTCCATTACAAAAGCCGGAAATCTTATCATATAACCACGAAGTCGCATCCTTGATACCATTCCATATACCTTTGATTAAATTTAGACCTACGCTTGCCATATCCTTTAGACCTTTTCCAAAGCCTTCCACCAGCGCTTTTATAATCTGTGGTACCGCTTTTACCAGCTCTACGATTATCTTTGGCAGGTTCGTTATCAATGCTACAAATAACTGCACACCGGCCAATATGATCTTGTCGATATTACCTGCCAACGCACCTATGATTGCTGAAATAATCGTAGGTATCGCATTTACAATCGTCTGAATGATAAACGGCAAATTCTGAATCAAAGAAATAAGCAAATCAATACCAGCCTGAATAATGAGAGGTATTGCTTCCATAACCGCAGTAATAATACCGTCAATAATTAAAGGAATCGCCTCAACTATTGCTACAATAATGTCTGGTAGCGCTGTTACTAATGATGTTAGAAGCTGTATTCCGGCTTCTATAATCTGCGGTATTGCGGTGACAATAAAATTCACAATGGAATTTATAATCTCTGGCAAGGCTGCAATTAAGACCGGAAGCGCATCAAGAATACCCTGCGCAAGTCCCATGATTAACTGTAACGCCGCCTCCAATATCATAGGCAAACTGTCAATCAAGCCCTGAACCAGCGTTACAATCGCCTGTACTGCTGTTGGAATAAGCTGCGGCAATGCGTCACTAATTCCCTGAATCAAGGAAACAATAATCTGTACCGCTGCTTCAAGTAATAGCGGAAGATTCTCAATAATCGCATTTACAATGGTCATTACCGCTTCAACTGCTGCCGGGATAAGCGTTGGTATCAACTGTAACAAGGTATTTAATACCTGGCTAAACAAATCCGCTACGGCATTAAGAAGTGTAGGTAACAGTTGCGCTACCGCCTCAAGCAATGCTCCGGTAACCGTAGGCAATGATGCTACAATATTTTCTATTACCGGAGTAATGTTCGTAAGCACATCCTTAAACGCATCCACTACATTGTTACAAAGTAGCTGCATATCCGCATCCGCATTACCAAAACCTACTACCAGGTTCTGAATTGCAGCCTGCATTGCACTAATGGAACCGGTGATCGTATGCTCTGCTTCTCTTGCTGTTGTACCCGTAATCCCCATACTGTCCTGAATTACATGGATTGCATCCACAATGTCTGCATAACTATCGATGTTATACTCAACACCACTAATTGCCTGCGCATCAGCAAGCAATCGTTCCATTTCGGTCTTTGTCCCTCCATATCCCAATTTTAGATTATCCAAAAGTGTGAACTGACCTTTAGCAAATCCTGCATATGCGGTCTTAATGCTCTCCAATGAAGAACCCATCTTATTGGCATTATCACTCATATCAGTAATTGCCATATCCGCATAAGCAGCAGCCTTTTCCGTATCTCCACCTAAAGAGGAAATCAAAGAGGCCGAGAAACCGGTGACTGTTTCCATGTAGTCATTTGCAGACATACCAGCTGTCTTATAAGCATTTGCTGCATAGGTTTGCAACTTACCCGATGATTCTTTGAATAAAGTATCAACACCACCAACTAACTGCTCATAATCTGCATACGCACCTATGACCTCTTTGCCTAGTTCAACTGCGGCTGCACCTGCTGCCACTACAACAGTTCCCATAGCAACACCGATAGTTTTAAGCGCTGTCCCTAATCCTTTGAACTTACTCTCGGACTTTTCTGCCTTATCTCCAGCCTCTTTGATTTCATCTCCCATGTCATCCGCACTGTCAGTAACCTTATCCATTTCGCGGTCCACATCTTTTAATGTATCCTCTGCATCATCCATATTCTTATTGGCATCTTCCAAGGCATCATTGTTATCTTTTAACTCGCGCTTCATACCATTTAAGGTAGCTTCTGCGTTATTAAGCTGTATCTGCCAATTCTGTGTTCTCGTATCGTTTTCACCAAATGATTCTGCAGCGTTATCTAAAGCAGCTCTAAGTAATCGTATTTTCTTTTCCTGCTCTTCGATTTCTTTATTTAACACCTGATTTCTGGCGGTCAACGCATCCACAGATGAGTCATTCTTATCAAATTGTGATTGTACTAATTTCATTTCAGATCCTAAAACCTTAAATGAACGATTAATATCTGCCAGGGCATTTTTAAACTCTTTCTCACCCTCGACACCCATTTTTACACCAAAGCTCTCTGCCATGTGTCATTGACCTCCCTTCCGTCAGATTCCATATGGAATAACTTCATCAATCGAGATTTCTCGTTTTGGTTTCGCCATTCCGTTATATTGTTTGTGGCATTCCCACAAATCCATAAGCAAACCAAATGGCATCAACCAAACCTCATCCCACGATAGGTGAAGTTGGGCGATGCCATAATATAAAAGCCGGGTAAATAACTCATCGTCACTTACTCGGCCACTATGTTTTTTGAGTCTGCTTCGCTCTCAATATTTCTTTTGGTGCCTTTATACATTGCCTCCATAATCGCTTCCTTATAATCAGCAAGTTCATATGGTGAAGTTAAAAGCTCAACCACTTCCGTTGAAACCTCCTGCTGCTTATCTTCTGGATGCTGTAAATTATGAACCAAAATGGTCTGATTCACCAAAAGAACAATAAGCCATACGATTTCATCTAACGCCATCTCGAAGTTTTCTGCTTTCATCAGCTTATCTCCAAGACTCTCAATACCGCCATATCTGGCTGCAATCTCCTTCGTTGCTCTTGTTGTAAGAAGAAGCTTGTATTCCTTCCCACCAATATTAATGATTGCACTTCTATCTTCCATTATCCTTTACCTCCTAACCTACGCTTGCATAAGAAGGTTCATATACCTCGTCATACCAGCTATTAATTGTATCTGTTACTACACCATCATCATCTTCTGAAACCTCTGCTTTCCATGGATGATTACCCATTGCATCTACTTTGTTTCTGCGAAGCACAGTTCCTTCAATGGAAGGTGTCGAAAATTCAATTGAATCTCCTTTTGTTGTAAGGTTCGTTGCTGGAATACCAAATTTCACTCGATATAACCAGAAATAACGATACTTACCATTTGACTTCTTCGCTCTAAAACCAATCGCCACAGGACTTGCATTGTCCTCTGAAGTCGAAATCAAAACTTTATTACCGTCAATTGTTGCACCTGTTAAGTCCTCTGCAACCTTCTGACCAATATCATTGATACCAAGAGTTAAGGTACCACTCTTAAACTCTTTTACAATTTCAGCTGCACCATCATCCGCATAAAGAGTAGCTTCTGCCAAATCAACGGAAAGTTCAGCCGACATAGCTTTTGCTAATGATGCTGGTGTTGCATATGTTTCATTGCCGTCTGCATCTTCTGTAATCTTTGCATAAAACAATTTATCTAAACCTATTGTAGCCATGTTAAAATTCCTCCATTTCTAATGATTGGGCTAATGCTAAATCAAACGTATAATGGTGATAGCCCGTATCACTCTCATACTCCACGTAACGCCTTTCTAATATCGTTACTCCTGCTTTCAATAAAAGCTTTGTTATCTTATCTCTAAGAGCCAGGTAGTTTCCCTTCGTATACAGTGCAAGCTCTATCTCCTCACCTTGCATCGTAGGTATATCATCTGCATGCAAATACAAATTGTCATAAATAGGAATAATCACCAGGAATGTTTCTGGCTTTCTTTTTCCCTTTTCATCACCCGTATGTTCAGAAACTGAAATATCAGGCACTACACTCGAAAGTGTAGAAATTACAAGCTCATTAATACTCATAATTTTTTCACCTCCGCATCTAATGTCTCTTGCATTTTCTTAATGCATTTCTCTTTTGCAGCCCTAGCCGCCGGTTTCGCCCAAGGTCTCGCCCTTTGTCCGGACTTTCCTTTTTCCAGAACCGCTGCTTTTAGTGGATTTGGTATGCCTTTAGAATCATAACCAGCGCACCCCACCTTAATATTCCAATCTCCATCAGCTGACTGATACGGTTTTGTAACACTAAGCGACTTTAATAAGTCACCGGATGACTTCGAAGGCTGCTTCGTTCCTTTACCAATTGACCTTTCCAGGTTCTCTCTCATTGCATCTTCCAAAGGAGTAACCCCTTCTGTCAGAACCTTATCTACCACCGAATCATATCTTGATTGCAATGCTGACAGTTTTCTTAACATATCCGTTGGCATTTCATAGCTCATCTTGGCCATCACACCACCTCCTTAGTCATAAGCGTAAGTAAACCACTACGCTTATCTCCCAAGGCTGATACGATCTCGAAAACGTGACCATCCAATAAAACTCTCATACTTGAGGTGATTCCCAACCGGTATCTAATATAAATCTTGTAGGTTACTTCTGCAGTTTCTGTTGCCTGGGATAGAAACTCCTTCCCGGAAACCGGAACAATATCTGCCCAAACCGTCGCTATCGTATTCCAATCCTTTGTCGCAAATCCATCTTTATCCCTTGTTGATGTATACTCCTGAAGCTCTACTCGATATCGCATTCTTCCAAGTTGCATCAGAACGTCACCTTCCTTATTCCAAACAGAAGTGCCTTGAGCATAGAAAGTAACTCTTTCTGATTTACTTCTTCTCGGTGCTCATATAAATAAGCAACTGCATAAAGAACAGCTATTCTTGTTGTCGCTGCTTCTGCTGTAAGTTCTGTGTGATCAATTCTTGCAATATCCATACACAAGGACTCCGCCGCTTCTATCAGCTGTAAAATCAGCGTATCTTCTTCATTTGAATCCAATCGCAAATACAGCTTTGCCTCTTCAAGACTTATTACCATTTGCTCACCTCCAGAAAAACGGGCTCACCAGGTTTTCTAGTGAGCCCTATAAATTAGGTTGTAGCTTTCGCCTTAATTTCCAATGTCTTTACTGCTTCGGAAAGGATTAACTTACCATCAACACGTTCTGATGCAAGGAAACCAACCTGACCAGTTGTAGCATAAAGTTCATTAAGTCTCTTGAAGCTTCTACCCTGGCGGTCTGCAATCCAATAATAAGAGAAATCACCAAATGCCAATACCTTATTACCGGCCGCAAGTTCAGGAACATAGATAGATGTTCTGTATGGACGGTTTAAGATACGGTCTGGTTCACCTTCTCTTACAGATGGCTGCCAGATATAGTTTCCGTTATTGTCCTTAAGCTTTCTAATTGCTTTAACTGTTGAATCGTTAAGCAACCATACGGCTTTATTACGATATGGTGCGCGTAAGCTGTAATACAAATCCATCACATCATCGAATGTAATGTTTGTGCTTGACGCTGTAACACCAACATCTGCAGAATTGAATACGCCGGTAGGCTTACCAACACCATCACCAACGAAGAATGCTTCCTCTTCCTTCGCACCAATTCTTCTACCGAACTCTCTGGAAATGTAGTTCTCAACATTGAATACAGAGTCATTTAATAATTCATCAGATACCTTAATCATTGTTGCAAGTTTGTATGCACCAATTGATGTCTGACCAAAGCTATCATCGGATTCTGGGAAAGCACCGCCTTCATCAATCCATGCTGCTTCGCCTTTTGCTGTTACGATAGGAATTTTTCTATCGCCGGAAGAAGTATTGATAACAGTTGCAAGAGAACGGAAAAATACTTCCTCTCCGAGTGCTTCAACTAACTTCTTTTCATATTCATCTGGTACAAGGTAGCCACCTTCTGAATCAGTACCGATAGAAAGCGCATTCATCACTTCATATGAGTTACGATTTCTCATAGAATTCCAGAACGCCTTCTTATATTCATCAGAAGCTCTGCCCTTCTTACCAAAATCCTGTAAACCTGTAGTAGGTTTTCCTGTAATTGGTGAACTAATAGCCTGTGCAAGTTCTGCATCAATAGAAGCCTGACGCTCAAGGCGATCAATTTGTGCTCCTAAGTCCACTACTTCTTTTTCCATTTTCTCGTAAATTGCCTCATCCTCTGGTGATACAAATTTACCGTCTTTTGCTTTTGCATCTAAGAAGCTTTTAGCCGCTTCCCAAGCTTTTGCACGCTGCTCGCGTAATTCTAATGTCTTACTCATTGAATATTCCTCCTTAATGTGCTAAGAGACTAAGTCTCTTTCTTAAACTTTCAACAGAAGCGCCTTCCTTTGGTACTTCTGCAGTTACTTTGGAAATAAATGAATCCTCAACATTTCTGCGAGAATACATCATTGCGGAAACCTCATACGGATACTTCTTAAGTAATGAAATACCGTCTTCTGGTTCCTCTTTCTCTGGCTGTTTCTTTGTTTCATCTTCCTCTGGTTTCTCCTTTGGAGCTTCCTTGCTATCGGAGAATAGAATGCGATCACAAAAACCAAGTTCTAATGCTTTCTTTGCATTCAGCCAAGTTTCATCATCCATAAGGGCTGCCAACTTATTACGGCGCATGCCTGTCTTTGCCTCGTATGCATTAAGGATTGATTCCTTCACTTCATCGAGCATTGCGATGGCGTGCTGCATATCCACTGTATTTCCTGCTACTATCGTCGATGGATTATGAATCATAAGCATCGCAACAGGACTCATTTCAACTGTGTCACCTGCCATAGCGATAACAGATGCAGCTGAAGCCGCAAGACTATCAATGCGGACTGTGACATTGCCTTTATAGGATTTGAGCATGTTATAAATCTGAGCTGCTGCAAAAACATCTCCACCCGGCGAATTAATCCAAACCGTAATGTTTCCGTTACCAGCATTAAGCTCATCACTAAAAAGCTGTGGAGTTACTTCATCCCCATACCAGGTTTCATCTGAAATTTCTCCATTCAAAAAAAGCGTTCTTTCATCAAGAGCGCCTTCATTCTTTACCCAGTTCCAAAACTTTTGTTTCATTGCTGTGGTTTCCTCCTTCTATTTTTTTGTTGTTCTTTTGGTAATGCCTCCTCTTCCTGTAGTTCTTCTGATTTCTCACCAGCAAACGCTCCTGCGTCTTTCAGTTTTGTCATTGAACCGTTCACAAGATAAAGATTACCTCCCTCTTCATCTGGGATTGGGTTTAAGTTCTCCATCTCCCTGATATCATTTGTCGAAAACCATCCATTCTGACGGCCAGTTGCATAACCGTTCATTCGTGATGCATAATCACCACGAAGTAAACCATCGACATTGAATTTAATAATAATTTTTCCCTTTTCACCCGGAAGAAGTAACGCCTTTTGAAGCGCCTGCTCCCACCTAATTACCCAAGGGTCCAAAGTGTACTTTACAAATTCCATAGACTGCTGCTCGATGTTATTGAAGGAACTCTTCTCCAAATCACCGATCATGTGTGGTGGAATTCGATACAATCTTGCGATTTCATTTATTTGAAACTTTCGTGTTTCCAAAAACTGTGCTTCTTCTGGTGGAATACCTATCTGTGTGTAATGCATTCCTTCCTCTAAAACAGCGACTTTTCCTGCATTATTGCTGCCTCTATAAACAGCATTCCATGACTCTCTCACCTTCGCCGGGTCTTTTAACACTCCAGGATGTTCTAAAACACCACCAGGATTTGCGCCATTTGCAAAAAAGCTGGCACCATACTCCTCACAAGCTAGAGTCATTCCGACTGCATTTTTAGCCATTGCGATTGGACTATAACCAATTAATCCATCAAACCCTAACCCCGGTATATGAAGCACATCCTCATTCTTTAGAATGATTTGTCCATGCGATGAAAAATTTGGATTCTCATCACCATTTCTGGAATATCTATAATAAATCTCACCATTTTCATTGCGCTCTACGGATATCTTGTTTGGTAACAGAGGATACAACCCTATTACTCTTCCTGCACCATTTCGAATGATTTGAGCATATGCATTTCCCCAAATTAAAAGATGACTCATCAGCGTTTCTCTAAACACAAATGAAGTCATCTCTGAGTTAGGCTCGTCATGGAGCACATGATATAAAGGGTGGTTTATCATCATTTCTTTTCCACCACCTTCTTTGTACTGATATACATGTAAAGGTAATGCTGCAACCGTCTCCGCTAGGATTCTCACGCATGAATATACTGCTGTTGTCTGCATTGCTGTTGTTTCATTAACCGGTTTTCCCGCCGTGGACCTACCAAATAGAAACGAATAGCCAGAGCCTGCAACAGCATTTGATGGATTTGCTTTTGTCTGTCCAAATCCAAACAAACTTTTTATTCCCATGACCAATACCTCCTAACTTGGGAAATTAAAGGGAAGCAAGAACTATGGCCTTCCTGCTCCCCCTGTTACTAGGCTTTACGAAGTAAGATACTTCCAACATTTACCCATCTGCCACCGTAGGTTAAGTCGATGAAACCACAGCCCTGGAAAGTATATGTCTTTCCGGCTTTAGTCTGCACCTTCTCAACAGCACAGTAGTTCATGTTGCTCTGTCCTCTTGTACAATTTGATGTTAACCATACATAAGAACCTGCTGGTAAGTCACAGCACTTAGAACCGTCAGCATAATATGCTCTTGTTGCATACTGTACTTTACGCTTTCTTGTGCTTACAGCCTCCCAAGAAGTACCATTGGAAGCGTAATCTGCAAAATCGCCAAACTCGCATCCCCAATACTCTTCTGGATAAACGCCCATAACCATATTGTGGTTAGCGTCAAGAATTACTGCTGGAGCATCAACGCCTTCCCAGCCTGTTCCTGGAACTGTACCTTCCACGAAACATTCATTCTTTGTGATATTTCCAATCTTTGTAGAACTACAACTTCCGTTATTGTTCATTTTATAAATTGGAATCTTCTTTCCAGACAGGTTTACCTGCCATCCACTACATGCCATACTTTTATCCTCCTTATAATTTTTTAGGCTTTACGAAGTAAAATGCTACCAACATTTACCCATCTGCCACCGTAAGTTAAGTCAATGAAGCCACAACCCTGGAAAGTATATGTCTTTCCGGCTTTAGTCTGTACCTTCTCAACTGCACAATAGTTCTTATTGCTCTGGCCTCTAGTACAGTTGTATGTTAACCATACATATGAGCCTGCTGGTAAATCACAGCACTTAGAACCATCTGCATAATATGCTCTTGTTGCATACTGTACTTTACGCTTTCTTGTAGTTACTTTTTCCCAAGAAGTACCGTTTGAAGCATAGTCTGCAAAATCGCCAAACTCGCAACCAAAGTACTCTTCTGTGAATACACCCATTGTCATGTTGTGATTCGCATCCAAGATTACTGCTGGTGCATCGTTTCCTTCCCAGCCTGTTCCTGGAACTGTACCTTCCACGAAACATTCATTTTTTGTGATATATCCCAATCTCTTTGATGTGATCGCTGTACCAGCACCATTAAAATCATAAATTGGAATCTTCTTACCTGATAAATTTACCTGCCATCCACTACACGCCATTTTCTTGTCCTCCTTATTATTTTATAGTTGTGTGTCTGAGGTTTTGAAATCTTATACCTTCATTAGGCATCACTCCCTCCAATGCAAAATAAAAACGCCCTTGCAGGCGTCTAAAAATAAATAATCCCTCGTTCATCATAAACGCTGGAATTATTACCTTGATTTCTCACAGCTCTGTCCAAAGCCATAATAGTTGCTACAATTCCATCTATCTTTTCTGGTGATTTTGCTTTGGTAACTTTTATATTTTCTGCAGCATCTGTTTCTACCACAACATTACCTGCCATCCAACGAAGCACCGGATTGCCGCCATGTATAATGTTTCCTTCCATCAGCAGCTTATAGAACTCCTTCGTTGGCGGTGACATATCTTTATAACCCTGACCAAAAGGCACCATTGTAAAGCCTTCCCCTTCCAGGTTCTGAATAACATGCGTTGCATTCCATCTATCTACTGCGATTTCTAAAATGTGATACTTCTTTCCAAGTTCCTCTATTTTCTTCTCAATCGCATCATAATGAATAACATTTCCTTCCGTAGCATTGATATATCCCTGTGCCACCCAGGAGTCATACGGAACATTACCTCTCCTAACTCTAATAGGAACTGTTTCTTCTGGTACCCAAAAGTACGGAACCACAATATACTTCTCTGTATCATTTCTTGGTGGAAATACTAATACAAAAGCTGTAATGTCACCGGTGCTTGAAAGGTCGAGCCCCCCATAGCACTCCCTACCAAGTAGCGAACCCATATCGATCGGAGTGTTTCCTTTATCATATATTTGCTCCGGAATAAATCTTGTAAGTGACGCTACCCACATATTAAGTCGCAGCTGCTTGAACACATTCTCTTCTGCTGGACTCTGTAATGCTTCCTGATAAGAATCACGCACTCGATCAATTTGAATCGTCTGCCCTAATGACGGATTGGCTTTATACCAATTCGCCTCATCATGCCAATCGTCCTCGTCTGTTAACCCAAAGACAACCGGGTAGAAAGTCGGGTCCACTTTCCTTCCAGCTAAAATATCTGTACTCTTCATATGAAGCTCGTAACAAATACTTTCCTTATCTGTACCTGCTGTAGTAATCAAAAAGAATAATGGTTGCTCTCTGGCATCACCGGAACCCTTTGTCAAAACATCATATAATTTACGATTTGGCTGCGCATGCACTTCATCTAATACCAAGCCTGATACATTCAAACCATGCTTGGTACCAACTTCAGCACTAAGCACCTGGTAAAATCCCTGGTTGCTGTAATTTACAATACGCTTTGTTGCTCCCATGACCTTACTTCGCTTCATAAGTGCAGGTGTCATTTGTACCATTTGATTGGCTACATCAAATACGATACTTGCCTGCTGGCGATCAGCAGCCGCACCATATACTTCTGCAGAAGGTTCATTGTCGGCGTATAATAAATAAAGAGCGACTGCTGCTGCAAGTTCACTCTTTCCATTCTTTTTGCCAATTTCAATATAAGCAGTACGAAACTGTCTCTTTCCATCTTCCTTTACTACACCAAATACATCTCTTATGATCTGTTCCTGCCAAGGTAACAACCAGAAACGCTTTCCGGCCCATTTACCTTTGGTATGCCTAAGATTCTCAATAAACCTTACAGCCCTATCAGCCGCATCCTCGTCATAATGAGATGTCGGCAGCATGAATTTTGTCGGCTGATAATTTTTCAGCTTCGGATAATTCTTCGGCCTAGTCTCTGCCATTAACTACCACCAGCCATTAGCAAGAACTCCATCTCATCAAACTCAGCTTCCTTTGCCTCACCTGCAATCATTCTGCTTCGTGAGGAAGGTGTTAATCCAAACTCACTACAAAACTTAAGCATCGTTTTAAGGTTTGTTTGTGCAATGGACACCTGCGGTACCTGCTGCCAATAACCACTAGGTGTTTTTACAATAGTTCCATGCTTTTCTATAAATTCCTCGGCTTCCTTCCAACGGGCATACGATTGACAATAGCCTGCAAACGCGGCCATATCCATTTCTGTTAATGTCCCAAGATTAACCATCTTGTCTGCTAATCGTTCCCATTCAGCTTTTGCCTCCCCGGTCAACCACTCTGGACACTCTGGTGCCTTTTTCTCCGGGACCGGTTCAAATCTATTTAAAGGTCGCTTCCCTGGATTACCTTCCAACACTTTTATTGCTGTTGGTTTTGGTTTTCTTCCTTTTTGCGCCATTGTTGTCATCTCCCTTCATAAAAAAAAGACCTTACGGTCTTAACAAAACTTCCATATACGAGGAAAAGCCCCTTCCGGGCTAATCCTTTCTTGCTTTAGTTGTATTCGTAAAGCAAAATGCAATAAGCAAACTGTGTTGCTATGTCCTTCTCGTCAGGCTCTACCACCCAACCTCTGTCGTATTCTGCGGTTGTTTCCCCATTGACTTTAATAGTCAAGTTGTAAATCTTCCCCTTATTGATTCCACATTTGTTTGCTCTTTTGTATGCCTGCACCCAATACTTGCAAACCACTCTTTCTTCTTCGTTAATCGGTACCAAAATTGAACCTTCATGTATCATGCTTTTGTCCTCCATCTTCCTTTGTTTTCCTTCCGGCATGTACATGTTCCCTCTAAAGACACATATTATCAAGTCAATTCCACTTATAATACCACCAAAGTTACTACCCCAAGGTTGTCACTTTTATACATCAATTTTCCTGCAGGAATCCTCTCCATAAGCAATTCCCAAGGAAGAACCACAATCCCAATTCACATGAATGGTTCCAATATCATCAACACATCGAACCGTTCCCTTCTCACCAGGTTCCAGCTTTCTGTATGGGTCCTCCATATACACAAGCTCTACTCTAGTTCCTTCCGGGAACTCCTTCTTTAATAGTTCAACAACTTCTCTTCTAATTCCAAACATTATTCAATTACCTCCGTTTTCTTTACTCTGTGGTTCTCACGAAATGTCTCCGCCTGCTCTTCCGTTCGGAATGCACAATTTCCTGCCAAATTTGCTAACAAATGCTTTCTTGTGCTTTTGTAGGCCTCGCCCTTCATTCCCAATCGAAGTAACCATGTTCGGAATGCGTACTTTTCATTTTCCGGTTCAATGCTACCAAGCTGTACTCGTCTTTGTTCTAAACTCATTTTATTCATAAGCGCCGCCAAATCCATAAAGGCCTTTATGAGTTCTGCATCCTCAGTTGCAGGAAATCCTGCAAATACAATTCCGTCTGCAGCAAACTCCAATCCTGCGTTTGTACTATTGGCATCCACTTCTTCAACCACCTGCATAAACTCCTCAAG